CCTGAGAAGATATTAAAAAGAGAAGCCGAGAACTATAAGGGAGCAATCTCAAAAGGATTGTCCACATCAGAGTTAAACCACCCTGAATCTTCTTTAATTGATCTAGACAGAGTTTCACACATTATAACAGAGATATGGTGGGATAAGAACATATTGATGGGTAAACTGAAATTATTGACATCACCAGGATTCCATGAGAGTGGGATAGTTTCAACAAAGGGAGATCAAGCGGCTAATCTAATGAGACAAGGTGTAACACTTGGTATTTCATCAAGAGGTGTTGGATCCTTAAAGAAAGTAGGAGAACGAAATGAAGTTCAGGAAGATTTCGAATTAATTTGTTTTGACTTAGTATCATCACCATCTACACCAGGAGCGTATCTTTTTACTAATCCTGAAGATAGAGGAAAATACGAGGAAAACTTAGAAGAAGAAAAAAAATATAGGGAAGAGGACAAATCAGTAGGTAAGTCCCTTGACTTAATGAAAAAATTAAACGATTTTTTAGGAAAATAATATAACAATAAAATTATGGACGAAAAGTATTTTGTAGCAAAGATTCAGTATGATTTACCTGATGACAATTCAGGAAAAATTAAAAAAATTAGAGAAGAAAAATTAGTGATGGGTTATTCAGTGACAGATGTGGAAGCTAAAGTCACAAAAAAGTATGAGTCGTTTACTCATGACTGGAGAATAACCTCAGTATCTGAAAGTAAAATTGATGAAGTAATTCAATAAAAGTGGTCTCCGACCACTTTTTTTATTTTATAGATATTTATAAAATAAAAACTATGATATTTTTAGCATCATTATCAATCGATAGTATACGCGCCGACAGAGCAATAAGTGCCGGTACTTGGAGTCAATGTATAACTTATTGTGAAAGCATTTCGACTGACATCTCCGGCATTCAACTACTATCTGATCCCATATTAGTTTTAAATCACCCCGAAAGTGAAAATTCCTATTTTGTTGGAGCACTTTCTAAAACAAGTGGTATGTGGTACAATTATATAGTGTGGGAAACCGATTTTGACGCACTATACACATGGATACAATCGCAATCATCACTAAACATTCAATCCATCTCAGAAAGAAACTTAGCCTACGTGGCATTATAATTGGCCAAAAAATGACTTTTTATCATTTTGGAACTATTTATATGCTAAATAATTAATTTTTCATGCAAGAAAATAAATCAATCGTACAAGAGGCGCTCATTCAAATGAAACAAGTTGAAGAGGCCATTGCAGAGAATGCAAAAGGAATACTTGCTTCTACCATGAAGGAAGAAATCAGTCAATTAGTAAAAGAATCTCTTTCAGAACAAGATGATGAAGATGGGATTGAATTAGACGCCGACATCGATGATATCGATGCTGATGCTGATAACGAAGAAGACACGGATATGGACTTTGATCTTGACGTGGATTCTGATGATGAAGAACCAATAGATTTAACAGATGCTTCTGATGAAGAAATTTTGAAAGTCTTTAAAGCAATGGGAGAAGAAGATGGAATTATCGTTAAAAAAGACGGTGATGAAATTTCCCTTAAAGACAACAATTCTGACGCAGAATACTTGGTTAAACTTGGTGAGTCTGAAGAAGACGAAAATTTTGACACTATGAATGAATTAGAAGAAGAAAACGACGTTGATACAGACGAAATTATCAATGCAATCTTTTCAAAAGGAGAAAAACATTCCGATCACGACGAAGACGAGGATGAAGACGAAGACGAAGAGGACGAAGTTCTTTACGAAATCGAATTTGACGATGAAGAAGGCGATGAAGAAGAAATGGACGAAGAAGATGAAGAAGAGATGGATGAAGAAGCAGAAGAAGATGAAGAGATGATGGATGAAGACGACATGATGGACGAAGACGACATGATGGACGAATCTTACAATCCAAACAAATCTATCAGAGAAGGTGCGTCAACAATCAAACCTAAAGGTGTTGGACTTGGCAGTGGGCCTAAATTTACCTACAAAACAAAAACTAAAGGTGGATTTAAGGAAGACAAAAAAGAAGGTTCTAAAACATTTGGAACTGGTAAAGCGAAATTTACATACAAAGCAGGTGGAAACGCAAACGCAAAATCAAAAACAGTAGTTAAGAAGGCTGAAACAAAAGAAGGTCAAGGGTATGACGACAGAGAAGATGAAAAGTTATCAGCGAAACACGGTAAAATTGCCCGTAAAGATGTTAAAACCACAAAAGCTCGTAGAGATGATGCAGGTTTTGAAAAGGGTGAAACTAAAGAAGCTGTGAGAACTCTCGGTATGGGTTCTAAAGAAGGTAGAGGTCTAAGAAAAGGAATTACTCCTAATAGAAATTATGTCTACACAAAAAATGCTGGAGTAAAAGTTGAATCTCTTGAAAACGAAGTTAATGTTTTAAGAGAAAAAAACGAAGAATACAGAAAAGCGTTGAATGTGTTTAGAGATAAACTAAATGAAGTTGCAATTTTCAATTCTAATTTAGCTTACGCTACTAGACTTTTTACAGAACACTCAACTACTAAAAAAGAAAAAATAAATATCTTACGCAGATTTGATGACGTTGAAAGTTTGAAAGAATCTAAAAATCTTTATAGAAATATTAAAGAAGAATTAATCAAACCAGAAGGCAAGTCAATTAATGAGGCGGTAGAAACTAAAATAAATAAAACAGTATCTACAGGATCATCTACAACTTTAATTGAATCAAAAACTTATGAAAATCCTCAATTCTTAAGAATGAAAGATTTAATGAGTAAATTAAAGTAATAAACATAAATAAACAAATAAATCAAACAAATATTTTAAAATGGGAGCATTATTAGAATCAGGTCTTGTTGGTAATATCGGGTTAAAACACCTTAAAGTTATCAAGGAAGACACAATCAACAAATGGGACAAATTAGGATTCCTTGAGGGTCTTAAAGGTCACATGAGAGAAAACGTAGCACAACTTTATGAAAACCAAGCATCATTCTTAATCAATGAGGCATCATCTACATCTGATACAGGTGCATTTGAAACAGTTGTTTTCCCTATCGTTAGACGTGTATTCTCTAAACTATTGGCAAACGACATTGTTTCTGTACAAGCTATGAACTTACCTATCGGTAAATTGTTCTACTTTGTACCTAACATTCAGTCATACGAAAATCTAGAAGCAAATAACACAGGTATTCATTACGCACCTTACGGAGCACCAAATGGTCCTGCTGATCCAAACGCAGGTTATGATTATAACGCGACTAAGGATCTTTATGACAGATTCTACGAAGGTAACGAACCAGCGTTAGATCCACCAGGTCTTTATGACTATTCTAAAGGACAATATTCTGCAATTACAGCACTTGTTTCAACAGTTGCTTGGGATGGAACTACTTCAATATTAGTTAATTCTGCATATACTTTATCTGATTACAGAAAAGTATTAATTGCTATGTCAGGTTTTGCATCTGATGGAGCTGGAAAATTAATCGGTCCTGATGGTCAACCAATGGATAACGAGTCTTTCTTAGCTGACTTAACTATCTATGGTGCTGCCGGAAACACAACAACTGCCGCTAACGTAACTAACCCTTACTTATTCAGAGTTGTAACTCAAAGATATGGTAAAGGTATTGTACAGTATGGTAATAACAACTCTACATTAGTATTCCCTAATAGTAAAACTGGTGGTGGTCAATATGACAATCTTTGTGATGCTCAGGGTGTGATCTATTTAGAAGTTGACTTACAAGTTCCTGTATGTATTACTTGTGGTGGTTCTATGGACGGTTACACAGGTTCAACATTCTCTTCTTCTACAGCTGATAACAACGCATTCACAGCAACTTACAAAATCTACAAGAACTTAGAGTTCGAAGATAGAATTGGTGAGGTTTCTTTCGATCTTCTTTCTGTAACAGTTTCTGTAACTGAAAGAAAACTAAGAGCACAATGGTCTCCAGAAATGGCACAGGACGTTGCAGCTTTCCACAACATCGACGCTGAGGCTGAATTAACAGCTTTATTGTCTGAGCAAGTTGCGGCTGAGATCGACAGAGAAATTCTTCGTGACCTTCGTAAGGGAGCAGCTTGGAATTTAAGATGGGATTACAATGGTTGGAAAAGACTAGGTTCAAACGCAGTTAACTACACACAAAAAGACTGGAACCAAACTCTTATCACAGCTATCAATCAAATCTCTGCACAAATCCACAAATCTACCCTTAGAGGTGGAGCTAACTGGATCGTAGTTTCTTCTGAAATTAGTGCAATCTTTGATGACTTAGAGTACTTCCACGTATCTAACGCAGCACCTGACCAAGATCAGTACAACATGGGTATTGAAAGAGTTGGTACTTTGGCAGGTCGTTATCAAGTTTATCGTGACCCTTACTTCCCACCGAACCAAGTTCTTTTGGGACATAAAGGTACTTCATTACTTGATACTGGTTATATTTACGCACCTTATGTACCACTACAATTAACTCCAACTATGTACAATCCGTTCAACTTTACCCCAATTAAGGGTATTATGACCAGATATGCTAAGAAAATGGTAAATAACCGCTTCTATGGTAGAATTACAGTTGATGGTGTTAGAACATTCGATTTAAGAGAATTGAGGTAATCAAAATCTTATATATTATTAAAAGGGACAAGAAATTGTCCCTTTTTTTATTTTAGTATAAATGGTAAAATAAGACCATATTAGACACGATGAATTAATATAAGGGGATTATATTAAAATAATAAGTAAATTAAAATTTGATGTGTCCTATTAAGAATGTGGGGGAATAAGGGAGGTAATAATATCTCCCTTATTTATTTTACAATATTTTGGTCTAAAATGACTTTGCTTATTATCCGATATGACTTGGATAAAAGTTCTGATTCTTGTAGGTTATAGATTTTTGAATTATGCGCTTGCTCCAGTGCTTGGGTTAGGACATAGAATGATTGTTCTATTGTCATATTATCGATCAGAGCATCGACATCATCTTGTTTATAAAAAGCAATGCTATTAAACAGATATCCTATTGGTGATGTGTCTTTCATTTTATTAATTTGTAAGTATTTATTATAAGTAAAATATATGAAAAAGAAAAGAATAAGTGAAGCCACAGGATCAGGAGGATCAGGACATTATAAGACACCAATTGTTCTTGCTCCACAGATTTGGAAAAAAGATCAAGTAGGACCTTTTACTGAACCTGTGTATGAGTATATAAACGCCGAGTTAGCGTATGAGGAAGCGGATGGTGATTTTAAGGAGTCTCCTGAGGAAAGGAAGAAGATTGAAAAAAGAACTGAAAGACAATCTGAAGTAGATATGTATTTAAAAAAGTTTTATACCTACCAGAATGATGATGAAGGTAGTAATATTGGTCAAGTAGAAACTACTCCAGTTTGGAATGGAATAAAGAAAAAATCAAAAGGTAATCAAATAAAAATGGTCTCTCAGGATTCAAAAAATGAATCACTAAAAGACCTAATTAGAAAAGTATTAAAAGAAAGTTTTAAGTAAGACTGTCGTAAATCTTTTGTAAAGAAAATTCAATCTTTTCTTTTTCTTGTGTTTCAAACTCTTTTCTTTCGTTTTCTAATACCTCATCAAAAGTTGTTATTAACTTATCCCATAAAACAGGATCCTCAATATAGACATTATAGTTATACGAAGGATGCATAAGATTTATTGTTTGTGAATGTAAAACAATAAACATTTCCCCCTCCACATCTTTAAGTAATCTCTTATGAGAAATTGGTGCCCAAGTTAATACTGATTGTGGGTTTGTTATTAATCTAAAACTAATATCCAAACATAATTGCTCATCTTGGTTTAATTTTGTACTTACTGACAATTTTTCTTTTATAGAGTTAAAGAATTTTGTAATATGTCCCACTTTTGGCTCGTTGTCTTTTTCTATATTTTCCATTTGACAAAGATAAACAAAGATTT